CGTTCCGCGCGTGCCGCGTGGTGCGGTCTGCCACCATTCGGTGATCTTGATGACGTAGCCCAGCGACTCGACCACACCGCGCACGGCGGCAATAGTCCCCTTGTGCTGGTGGATGTAGCGGGCGGCCTTGATCGTGCCGCGCTTGACAGACTCCGGCCAGGTATCGTCCCAACGGTCCACCGAGAAGGACCAAGCCAGGAAAGGCAGCAGATCCACCTGGCAGCGGTCGGGATTCCACAGGTCTCGAATGGGCACCGGCGTGTCGGCCAGGGCGGCGCAGGCGCGAGCCAGCGCACGCTCCAGTGGCGTGGTGTTCGGCGGCAAGGTGGGGGCCGGGTTATACATCGTCCACCTCTTCCAGCACCTCGGCGGTGATCTTGATGGCGGTGCAGCGGGCCGCCTGCGTGCGCCCGCACAGAATGTCGGCGGCCGGCGACTTCACGTAGACATTGCGCACACCCTCGACCTTCAGCGCGGCCACGTAGGCATTGCGATAGACGCTAAAGCCAAGCGGGCGCAGCGGCTTGAACATGGCCGCCGCGTTCGCCCTGGCGGCATTCAAGGCGATGGGAGCCTCGGGGCCTTTCTCGACATACACCACCGCTTCCAGCACATAGTCCGTGACCTGGCCCTGCACCACCGATACCAAGTCGCCCAGCGGCCGGACATCCTCGGCCGACAGCGCGGCATCGACGGCCTGCAGAAGGTCGGCCGGCGCCTGCCAGTCGTCCGAGTTGGCCAGAACGGCTACCACGACCTCGCACGGCGCCGGACTGATGGCGCGCGCGTCCAGCACGCGGCCGTCAGCACTGCGCGCATGGAACTCGTAGGCGTTGCGAGGGCCAGCCGTTGACAGCGCGTCAGGGGCTTCCTGGATGCGAAGGCGGTAGGCGTCGTCGCCCTCCAGCACCTCGGCCACCGGTGGCGAGGCATCTGGATCGGCCTCGACCAGCACCAGGCGCTTGACGTTGGTGTTTGCGCCGATCTGGTCGAGGTCCGCGCCGATGGCGAATGGCAGCATGACGGCCTTCGCGGCATCGTTGACGCGGTTGCGCAGCAGCAGCTCTTGATAGGCGTTCTCCTGCAGCAGCTTGGTGGCCGGCTCGGATTCCAGGGACAGCACATTGGCGGCGGCCTCGCGTTCGTCTTCCGGCAACAGCGCCAGGACGGACGCCTTGCGATTGGCGAAGATGGTTTCGAAGTCCAGGGTTTCCAGCACCTGCGGCGCCGGTAGCAGGGACAGGTCGATAGGCGAACTCATTGCGCAGCCCCCGGGCGAACCTGCACGGAGAATTCGACGGCCGCGCCGTTCGTGACGCCCTGCAGGACGACGGAGACGGCGCCGCTTGCGTCACGGTTGAGATTCACCGACGACAACGAAATGCGCGGCTCCCACAGGGCCAGGCGGTAAGCGACGGCAGCATAGATGCGCATGACGGTCACGCCGTTCAACGGCTGGTCGATCAACTCGGGAATCTCGGAACCGTAGCCCCGGCGGCAGATGCGGGTTCCTAGCGGCGTCATCAGGATGTCACGCACGGATTGCCGGATGTGATCCAGCAGCGACATGCTGCGGCCGGTGGTGGCGTTCATGGCGATCATGGCAGCGGCACTCCCGACTTCTCGTCGCCGCGCTTGATTTCGCCGTGCGGGTGATTGCGCAGGCTGATATTGCCGGCCTTCACGTCACCGGTGGCTGTTACGTCCCCCTCGATGACCATTGCAGCGCCGCCTTCGCCGCCCTGGACCTTGGCGCCGTTGTTCAAGGCGCTGAAACCCTCCACCCGGAGATTGCCCTTGATGGTCACGTCACCCGTGCAGGTGGTTTGCGGTGCATCGGCGGTCACTTCATCGGCCTTGACCAGCGCCGAGCTGCCCGCCGGCAGGATGGCCGACAGAGAGTGCTTACCGAAATCGTAGAGCACCACGGCGCCGTCAGGGTAGTGGATGGAGCGGATCTTGAGGGAGGTTTGCGGGGCGGGCGACTCGGCCGAGAACAGGCCGGCCAGGACTTTACCTTGGGTCAGGTCGCCATTTGGCGAAAAGACGATGATCTGCTCACCGATGGATGGCGGACACCAGTCAATGACGTCGCCGGCGCGCAGCGCAACCCACTGCAGCCAGGTGGTGAGCAACGAAGGAGATAAGCGAACGCGCACCTTGTCCGCGTTGATCTCGGCAATCTTGCCGGTGCGGATCAAATTCGGGATGGTGCGAACGAGTTCGGAGAGGTCGGGCGTCATACAACCCATGTTGCCGGATCGCGCGCGGGAAGGCACGTGGCAATGGGTTGATATCGGCAATTCTGGCCATGTCCGCTACATGGACCTGGCCGGAGATAGATTGGGCGGACTACGAATCTAACGTTACGGTGCGCGTGCCCTGACTATGTCTGGCGCGTCACTTGAATTCCCACGTTCGCATTCTGTAAAACGGCGGGTGGAATTCCGTTTCATTTTTACGAATAGTGATCGGGGCGGGAGTCGTATCATCGCGTTTTTCAAGGCCAAGCGATTGTCTGGCGTTAGCTGAGATCCCATCAGCATAGCGCTCATAGCGTTCTTCTGAGTTTTTTGAGGAAACGAGCAATTTTCTAATTTTGTCGTAGATCATCGTCACGCTAAAAAGGACTTTTCCCTGTTCGGTATAGTCAAAATTCAGGACACCTTTTTCAAGGTCATATTGGGTAACTACCAGTCTATAGCCGAGCACATCTCTCCCATTTCCAGCAATGGCGCCACCTATGCCATCAGAATCAAGATAAATTGCGCTCCCTTGAATTAGGGCCTCTCCATTGAACTTCGAACTGGGACTAGCCCAAATGCCGACTAAATCGGGGGGAAGTGGGGTTGCCCCGAATGCACCTGAGATGAACCCCCAAAGAACGAGTGATGCCAGAATTTTTTGCATGCTAATAAGGCGTAGTTAGAAGCGATACAGGGTGCAGGCCAAGAATTTACTTTTCATCTTTCAAGAAATCAATCACGTGATCGATTTTCTTTTGGCACGAACGAATCTCTCGGCCGACCATAGACTGCGTGTCAAAATTAAACTCGTCTGTGACTTTCTTATAACGGTCCGATTCATCGCCGAAGCCCATATATCCGTCTGTACCTTCTAATTGCCTCACTCTCAGCTTGCCACGCTGAACATCAAGTTCAGCAAGGCCAAAATTTCCATCGTGGCCCCAGTCGTCCGTAAAGTTGAATAAAAATTTTCCGTCTTTTCTCAACTTTCCTGCAATCCGTCCTGATGCGACTTTTCCTCTTGGCGCGTAGGCTATCATTACAAAGCCGCAGAGCTGATCTCCACGTCGATATAACCAAATGTCCCGCACCATGTGCGTGACAGGTCTGTCACCCTCTTGGCACTGTGTATCGCACGGATCTTCGTAATGCCAGGCAGAGTAGCCCTCTTGCAGCCTACCTTTTGCCAGTGCGGTTCCGCACACACACTAAGGCCATCCCTAAAGTCTGGATCAGGAGCTTCACTACGTTTCCTGTACTGCACGCTTTCATATGGCGGCCTCATTAAGCTAAGGTGAAACCGATCGTCGCATATCTTGCTGACAAATAGCTGAGCTATCTGGCTTTCTGCAAGTGCTCAAGCAGAAGCTCTCGGATCTTTGCCGCGTCAGTCGTAGTGAACCCCAGCAACGGACGGGCAGGGTATTTGTAATTCGGGCCGCGCGGCGCTACCTTATCCGGGAGACCTTCTTGATGCACACGCGCGATACGCGCCACCTTCCCAAAGAAACCGACCGATGCCTGGTTGGCATCCGTTTGCACCTGTAGATAGGTGTTCGTGCGTAGCTTGTTGAACATGGCCGCCTTCTGGCGCTTGATCCGCCCGGCCTTGCTGCGCAGCTCTTTGCGATTCTTGCGCGCCGGATAGGGCGTGCCGTCTGGTGCCACCTGCTGGGCGATCAGGCGAGCGTGTTCCCGGCGTAAATCGTTGGCCACCTGGCGCACAAGCTGGCGCCGCTGCGCGGGTTGCACCTTGGCGATCAAGGCGCCGGCCCATTCTTCCAGGCGTTGCAGATCATCGCTCATGGCAATGCCGGCACGTCCCACTCTGCCAGCAAGCTATCGCCCTGGTAGAGCTGCCAGAAGTCATCGACGAATGGCGGGGTGACGCGGGGCTCGGCCGCGTGGTGGATCTCCAGCCGGCCGCCGTCCTGCCGTTTCACGATGGTGCGCTCGGTGAGCGCCAGCTTGATGGACAGGTCTAGGGACTCGGCGCTGTTCATATCCACCTCGAAGCGGATAGCCTTCTTGGCGTTCTCAGGATTGGCGAAGGCCTCCCGCTGGTGAACCCGCATCCAGGCCAGCAACGGCACGAACACCAAATCGAGATCCAGGCCGATGTCGGTCAAGATCAGGTTCAGCACATATTCATACTCGAAGGAAAGACCGGCCGTGCCGGTGGCGCGGGATCCGCCCTCATCAATGAAGATGTGCAGTTTGTCTGGGTTCTGCGCCAGGTCCTTAATGGCCTTGCGCAGGTAGTCGCGTAGGTTCTTGGGCTTGTACATTCAGCTTCTCACGCAAGGCGTTGTAGGCATCGATCAGGGCATTGGCTTGTCGGATGGCGTCATCGCCTTCACTGGCGATGTCGTCAAGAAACTCTGCTGCCGCTGGCGTAAGTTGGGCTCGCGCTTCCTGGCCAGGTCCGCCGGCAACGGCGGAATCTGCGCAACCGGGTCCGGCTGGCACTGCAGCGATGACGGGGACTGACAGCCGGATAGCGCCGCTGCGCACGCCAGCAATGTAAAGGTCTTTCTCATGGCGGGCGGTATCCCTTTCATTGGTGAGCTTGTCGGTGATGGCCTGGATGGCATCGCGGGCATTGCGCTCGGCCTGCAGGACCTGCTTCGTGCGTTCGGCCCGGGCGTCCGCCGCCGCCTGATTGGCCACTGCAATGCCGGCCTTCAGGTGGTCGATATCGGCATCCTTGCGCCAGCCCTGCACCGCCCAGGCAGTGGCGAAGGCCACCACCAGCAAGCCGATGCCGAGCCCAGCACGCAGGCGCGTGCGCCATGTGTCCGTGAGCGTCATGCCAATACCCCGCCAGCCTCCACGAAGGCCAGGTGCAGCTCTTCGCTGGTCTTCAGCGTGGGCAGCACGATGGCTTCGCCGCCTTCCCGGATGAAGGCCTGTTCGAGATCCACATAGCGGTGTTCGAACTGGCCATAACCAGCGCCCGGCAAGGATGCCC